TTCTGGAAAACTTCCAAGGAGTTACGCTTGTCAGTACTCCTGCAACGCTCTACCCTGACAAAATATTCCCAGTGTTTGCATTAGGAGTTGATCCGATAAATCAATTCATAATTCCATCGGCCACATTGACGGGAACCTATACTGGTGGCGGTACTGTATCGCGAGTGTCCAACATCAATATTCTCTCTAAGCAGTGGAATCCATACCTTGATCAAGGACGTAACGTATTCCTGCAAAAGATAGATTTTGGTGTAGAGAAGACATCAGCAGGTGAAATAACTGTGGATTATTTCCCTTCAGCATCTCATGTTTCCATGTTAAATGCAGGAGGTTCAACAGGGACCGGCGCAAATATGGGAACCGGCGTTCTAGAAACTCATCCATACTCCGTGACATTCTATCCATTAGAGCAGTTCCAAGATCGCCTCTGGCACCCAATATATTTCCAAACCACCGGCGAATGCATCCAAATCTTGCTCTACTTAAATCCAACCCAAATCACCACCCTTACAATTGCATTTTCTGATTTTGAATTAGACGGAATGGTTCTGTTTACTAATAAATCAAGCGATAGGCTGCAATAAAGGGGGGATATGAAAATGTTTTGGTTAGTTTTTGCCGCAGGGGTAATGTGTACAATCTTCGCCGGCAATAAAAACAGATCTCCCCGTCCTTCAGTCTCTACTACCCGAGCTGGTATAGTTTCCTCCAGTCTAAGTGGCCATCTGCTGTGTAGCGTTACCTACGAACCACAATCTGATACCTATACAGGAGTAATCATCAATCAGAACTATGAACCACCACGTTGGATACTGAAACATATCGATAATCGACTTGCTAAGAAGTATTACGAACAATTGGATAATGAACAGAAGGATATGTAATGGCAGCAGATAATATCCTGCAGTATCTAGGTGAATATGTACCCACCACGGAGATCTGGCAGGTTATCCAGGAACTGTCGACTGCTAATCCCGGCAGCGATCAGTTCAAAGAGCTTATCGTTCGTCTTGCTTTAATCGTGAACCGTATTAACTTGGCCGTCAATACAAAAGAGACCGGCATCTATGATAATGCGCGTGAGTTCATTACATCTGAGCAGTACTTCCCGCAGCCTAACTTCAACTCCGGAACTGCGAATACTCCGGAATATCGACTTGTATATAGGACCGTCATAAACTTTGGTGCTCTTCCAGCAGCTGGAACTACCTCAGTTCCACATAATATAGTCTGCACCGCTGCGACTTCATTCGTAAGAATATACGCAACTGCAACGGATCCTGTTGGTCTCAACTATATTCCAATCCCCTATGCGTCGCCTGTTCTCGCGAATAATATAGAGTTGAGCGTAGATGCTATCAACGTTAATATAACTGTCGGAGTGGATAGAAGTGCGTTTACCATATGCTACGTAGTACTGGAATATATACAAATATGATCCGTCTACGCCTCACGGCTACGTCGGACTAAAGGGAGAGAGTTATGGCAAAGAATTTTCAGCCAATGCAGATGAATCAAGGCATGGGAATGAGCCCACAGCAACAGTTTGCAATGATGAATCCGCAACAAAATAGGTCAACCGGCACCAAGATTAAACAGTTTTTCGCTGGAAAACCCGGTCAGCCTCAATTCCTGCCAACCCAAACAGGTCCACAGCAGCAACTGCAAGGCTTAACGATTCAAAACCTCATGCAAATGCTTTCTCAGGGAATGGGTGGCCCTCAGCAATATCAGAATGCATTTGCTCCTATTGCCCAGAATGCGCGCGAGCAGTTCGCTTCTCAAACTATTCCAGGATTAGCAGAGAGGTTCACTGCTCTTGGTGGCGGACAGAATTCATCTGCTTTCCAAGGAGCTCTAGGGCAAGCAGGTGCAGGTTTAGAAAGCACATTGGCCGGTATGGGCGCTCAGTTTGGACAGAATCAACAACAATTGGACCAGAACTACCTCTTGAATCTCTTGCGGTTTGCATTCCAACCTCAGTTTGAAACGCAATATCTACCTGCTACCGGCGGATTATTTGGTCATATAGCTAACAATATAGGCGCAGGACTTAATGCTGCAGGTAAAGGTCTTGGCGCTGCTTATGGCATAGGATTTTAGGGGAAACAAATGGCACAAATAATAAATGAATATCGTGGTCTAGGAGATGTCCTGGGTCAAAGCTTGGGTCAAGGACTTTCAGGTGTTGGTGAGGGGTTTGGAGGAGCACTCCAGAATCTTGCCAATATGAAACTAAATCAATTTGCACAAAGACAACAGGCCCAACAAACAGCTAATGCTTTTCAACAATTACCAGGAGTTACTCCCCAAATTGCTCAGTTCTTAGCGGCTCTCAGCCCAGAAGAACGTAAATATCCATTGCAAAATCTTGGTGCTTTAATGCAATTGGGAGGTCAACAAGGACAGCAATCTCAACAAATGCCATCACAATCAGGAGTTGGATCTCTCCAAGGTTTATCAGCTGCTGATTTCCTGTCCAATCCAAACCAAGTTAATCCTTTAATCCAACAAGCTTTATCCAAAGCTCCACTACAACAGCAATCTCAAGTTGGTCAGCAGAATCCATTGTATCCACCAGCATCCCAAGCTTCTGGCAAACAACAGCGCTCAGCTCAAGACCAAGCAAAACTTGTGGAAGATATTTTCACTTCTCCTCAGGAAAAGAGAGAAAGACATAAGTTGGCTCTTAAGGAAAGACAGCTTGCCTCTCAAGAAAAGCTTTCTACATTAAAAGAAACTAAACAGTACGTAGAAACTCTTAAGAATCAGGAAAAGGCTGCCAAGGAAAGCGATTTAAGACTAAATAGAATGGTTAAGCTCATAGAAAAAGGAAAACTTCCTAATGCAGGCCTATGGTCGTTTTTAACTAAAATAGAAGAAGCTCCTTTAGCAATTGCTGGGGCTGGAGCTGTACTCGGGACAGCATTGTTTCCTGGAGTTGGGACAGCAATAGGGGCTGGTCTTGGAGGTTTAGCTGGCGCATTAAGTTCACCACTCGCTGGGGCCGCTAAATCCATCATCAGAGCAGGAAGTCCTGATGTGGAAGAGTTTGAAAAGCTCTCGGCTGATTTTGTTAAAAACGCTAAACAGTTCTTTGGTCCACGTTTGACAGACGCAGATCTTCGAGTCTTTATGCAAACTTTGCCTACTTTAATGCAAACTGACGCGGGCAAGAAGAAGGTTATAGAGAATCTCAGATCTCTTAATGAATTGGCGGAGATTGAATCGAAGGCTGCGCGAGATATCATTAGAGAGAATAGAGGAATCCCTCCGTTCGACGTAGAACAGCAAGTCAAAGACAGGATATCTGATGAAGTGGATAAAGTAGCGAAGAGATTTATAGGCCAATAATTCGAATATGTGAAAGAAGGAGGATAACAAGATATACAAGCGATGCTCTTGTTATCGCCTTCATAAAAGGTCCACGACTGTTATAAAGATCTATCTCTTTTTGTATCCACTTTGGCATTTCTATATAGCGTTTTTCACTTTCCATATTATCCCTTATTTGTTACGTACTTCTTTAATTTTTCTCTATTCATTTCTCTCATGAACCGTGGGAATCTTTCCCGAGAAACCTCTACAACCGTTTTAGCCCTAATTTTCTTTAGTGCTATAGGAACGATGTCAGGATATCTCTCTGTCTCTCGCTCTAGTATTTGAAGTTGATATTCATGTATTCTTGATTCCAACTCATTATCCTTTTGGTTTAGAGGAGGAGGGCCCTAGAAAGCCCTCCGTTCCTCAAAGTAAAGCAGTGTTCAACCATTTACGGCTTTAGATACTGTTTATAGTACGCTCCTACTATGAACATCCCTATCGCGATTAGACATAAATCGTATATGAACAACGTATCTAAGATCTCTCGCTGCGGCGTTTCGCACTGGAAATAATACGCGATTGCTTGGAATCCATATCTTCCCACGCTATATGCGCCTATAACAGAAAAGAGCTTATTGACTACTTTTTCATATCCATACGGTGCTTCCATTACTGATTCCTTACCATGTAGGAAGTGAGTCGCCTATTGCTTTAGCGGCTAATGCAGCTGATTCTATGGCTGAACATGCTCCCGCTACCGATCCTGTTTGCCCTACGAGCGCCGCAGATCCAACAGCTCCCGCATTACACATAGCCTCATGGAATGCTGGATTGGTGACTCCATAAGATTCTACGAACGTGTTAACAACAACGCCGCCTCTTTCTACCATGCCGGTGGGAACAACAAATCCAAAAGTAGCAGATGTTGATGCTGCCGCTACTGCTGTATCTATAATGGGTTGTGGTACCACTCCTGTAGAAGATGCACCACTTATAACAGTTTTGGCAGCTTTATTGACGAATGCTCCTGCTACGCCATAACACACCGCTTTAGTTACATGATACGCAATCCATCCTAAGATAGGGCCTTTATGCGTTTCGTAACCGTTACATCTTGGTCTTCGGAAGAAACTTTGTTGCTTGTGCAAAAGAGTGTCTTTCTTCTCTTCGTTTTCACAGGCTACTGCTAGCGATGATGCGCACACTAGTGCGATAGTAAGTTGTTTAAACACAGTGATCCTTAGTTATTTTCTTTAGTTTCTGTGATTGGTTTCCAGTTTCGAGAGGAATAGTACACAAGGGCTGCTGCTCCTGCCGCTGCACCAAAAGGAGAAAAAAGAAGAACTGTTCCTGCTCCCTTGGCAATAATCATTCCTTTTCCAATAAGAATCGATGTCACTGTTGGTTCACCCGCAACAATACCAGCTGTTGAACCACCCGCTTGTAATGCCGCAAGGGAAGTGCTAATTTTACCGTTGCTTTCAGATGCGATGAGGGGAGAAAAAGATACAAGAATGGCCATTAGGGCTACATGAGTGTGATTCATAAGTTATCCTTAATAAATTCGAAATATAGAGTGTAATTAATTAATCATTATGGATGTGGCTAGCTGTTTTTCTTGTATTCCCTCCTCTTGCAATAACATAAGTAGCAATAGTCAGTTCCATTTGTTCCTATGCTACAAGTAACACAACGCGTAATTTTATTCATACATCTTGTCCTTTAGTATCTGCTCCGCTACAGCCTGTAATACATATTTGGTTATTGTAATACCCTTATGATCTGCCATATGGACGATCGTCATATGGATTTCGTCAGGTATATTCAGCAATAACCTCTTTCTGTACCTAATTTTCTTATGTCCAGTTAGAACATTTTTCATTTTTATTACTCCCTTGATATATATCAATACTAGCACTTCGGTATATATCGTCAATATATATCTTTACATTTCTTTTGTGTACCAGCATTCCCAGGTTTATAACTGAGGCATAACTTCATTTATAGGAGAGAAATTATGTCATCGCCACAATATAATCAGACCGCGTATGGTTTGAGCCAAGCTCTTATTGGAATCTTTCCAGCTCCAATAGTTTCCAATGCTTCAGATCCAACATCATCCAATCTTGCTCAGATTGGTACCATATGGATCAATAAATCAACCAACTCTGCATTTATCTTGACCTCTATTGTAGCCAATGCTGCTACGTGGTCAGATATCTCTGGAGGAGCGGGTGTCTTTAGTTCATTGACCGTCAATCCAGGGCCAACCAATCTTTCTACTGTAGGTAATGGTGCTGTAAGTATCGGCAATTCATCAAATACCGGCGCAATAACCATTACGGCTGGTAGTGGTAACTTCTCTCTCGTTGGCGCAGGGCATACCGTCGGAATAGCCAACGATGCCGCCGCAAACTTAGTAACCGTCGGCTCTACAAGTGGAGCAGCTTCTCTTACTTTGCAGGCTGGTACCGGCAACATGGCTTTGTCAACGTCAGCAACAGGAACAATAACTGTTGGTGCTGCTACCATGACAGGTACTTTGACTCTTGGTAGTTCTACTGCAGGTCAGGCAATCAATATCGGTGCAGCGGCAGGTGCAGACGTAATCACGATAGGTAATGTTACAGCACTTACTTCGTTGTCTCTTCTTGCCGGTACAGGCAATATGTCAGCCTCTACGTCAGCAACGGGTACAATCACCGTCGGCTCAGCAGCAATGACAGGTGCTATTACCCTAGGTCTTTCAACAGCTGGCCAAATTATTAACGTTGGTAACGGTGTCAACGTTGGTGCTCAAACTATCAATATTGCCAGTGGAAACTCAGGCGCTAACAGCGTTGTTAACATTCTTAATGGTGTTGCCACAGCAGGAGCTCAAACGTTTAACTTGATGGCTTCTGGTGGCCAAGCGGGATCTGTGAGTATTGCTTCCGGAGCGGCAGCTAATAGTGTCGTAATCGGATCCACAACAGGCGCAGCATTAACTACCCTTCAAGGTGGTACAGGTGGCGTCAACATTTCAGCTCCATTCTTGGCATTGCCTGGACCTGTCTATTTCTACACAGGTGCAGGAGCTCCAGGAAATGGTCTTGCTCTTCATGCAGGCGATACATATTGGAACACGGCTCCAACAGGGGCTACGGATCGTATTTTTGTAGCTACGGGTGTTGGTGCGTGGACTAACGTGACTTGCGCAGCGTAAAGTAGATTTTATACATACGCAATGATATAATCCTCCTATGTAATATTTATGTAGGAGGATTATGGAACCAGAAAGAATATGTGAAGCTTGCCAAAAGTCATTTGAAGTTAAGAGAAAGAAACAAAAGGGGAGGTTTTGCTCTAGAGAATGCACCCGTAAGTTGCTCAGAAAAGGCCAACTTAAAAAGCATTTTGAGTATCTGAAAGAGGAAACAAATGAACAAAAACTGTTATGGCTTAAAGAGCATTATGAGAAGTTTGCGATAAAAAATGAAGAAGGGTGTTGGGGCTGGAATGGTTGTATTATGCAAGGTTATGCGAATTTTCATCATAGAGGGAAAATAATGAAAGCGCATAGAGCAAGCTGGATCATACATAATGGAGAAATACCTAATGGTATGTTCGTTTTGCATAAATGCGATACCCGAAATTGTTCCAACCCAAAACATTTGTTTCTAGGTGACCAAACCGATAACATGCGTGATATGGCATTCAAAGGAAGAACTGGTGTTTTGCTTGGTGAAAGTAATCCTGCTTCGGTGCTTACCAATGAAAAGGTTATCGAAATAAAAAATCTATTAAAAATGGGAGTCAATATGAATAGAATTGCAACAGACTTTAAGGTTAACAAAAACACCATAGCGAGCATAAAGTACGGCAAAACTTGGAAAACAGTATAGTTATTTCCTTGAAGGAGGAACCGTGGAAGAGCAAAACAAGATCTACCATTTAGGGTTGATCAGTATCGAGATATTCAAAAAGGACAATAAGGTTCGATACCAGATGACTGTACCATTAGGCAGCAGCTGGCAAGAGGCTATCGATGTCTGTGATGAATTCAAGGACGCAATAGTTGAGATGCAGAAAACTGCATTAGCTCAAGAGCAGGCTAAAAAGGACTCTGAACAAGTAGCTGTAGAACCTACTGATTCTTAAAAAACAGGGAGAGTAGAATGGGGACATCCTCTTCAAATAAGATTTTAGCTCAGACAATAGACTCATTCAATTCTGCGGGATTGGATGGAACATTAAAACTTGCCGCTACATTGGATTTCCCTACACGTCTATTGCGCATTATCAATCAATCCAATGTTCCGGTCATCATTAGCTACGATGGCACAAATGCTCATGACGTGATACTTGCAAACTCAGTTATGCAGCTTCCCTTTGCGGCATTAGGACTTGCTGGAAACTACAGTGCTTCCATGGCTGCTAATACCAATATATATGTAACAGGGTCGGCTGGGACAGGCAACATAATATTCGCTGCCTACTATCAACCTATCAATCCATAGGGAGCATCATGTCAAACTTAGCTACTGCAATTAGAATTCTACCTGAAGTACTCAGATCTCTGGCATTTGGTTCAATATCAGGTACATATGCAGGACTGGGAACTCCATTTCTCAATGCTGATCGCATATTGGATATAACGAATGATACTGACGCATTACTTACATTCAGCATCGATGGCGTTAGTGATTATTGGGTCGTAGGGCCTAAGTCTTATAAGATTATCGACCTTACAGCTAATGCGACTGCACAAGGTGGAGCGGCTTCTATAGCAGCAGGAACACGGGTCTATGTGAAAGGTGCGCCTACGCTTGGTTCTGTCTATTTAACCGTCTGGTACGCAACAGTTTAAGGAGATACCGTGAGTCAAGCAGCCGGATATTTTACTAATAGCGGTCCAGGTGGATTCGTACAAACGTTAACAGGAAACACCGGCGGTGCTGTACCTCCTACCGGTGGGAATATAAATGTCGTAGGTACTGGCGTTGTATCAGTGGCCGGCAATCCAGGAACTAGTACTCTTACTATTTCAGTTTCAGGAACCGTCGCAGATTCATTTCCGACGGATTCGGGAACAGCAACCCCATCTGGTGGTGTACTCAATATCATAGCCGGACTATCAACCTTTAACTGTGGAGCTACCGTAGAATTTACGGGATCTGGCAATACCGTTGAGCTCCATGTTTCAGGTACGGGCAATGCGCATAACACCCTTATAGGACTCAATTCTGGTCAATTTTTAAGTTCGGGTACCGGTAATACCGGCCTGGGTTATGCATCTTTGAATAGCAACCCTACAGGTCTTTCTGGAAGTTTTAACACCTGTATTGGTGAATTAGCAGGCGGCGACATTACCGCAGGAGCTAGTAATTGCGCATTTGGTGCCTTTGCTCTCCAGAACGGGAATCCCGGTAGCTTTAATATCGTGGCGGGTTTCCAAGCGGCCAATAACTGGACCGGTGGTGAAGACAGTAACATCATAATCGGTCATATAGGAGTTGCTTCCGAATCCAACACGATTCGTATCGGAACTACCGGAGGCATCTCTCAACGACAGAACAAATGTTATATAGCAGGTATCGATGGCGTTAACCTAGCGACTGCTAATGTGGTAGTTGAGGCAAGTGACCAACTTGGCACTGCTGTTATCACGGCAGGTACTGGGATATCGGTAACAGCAGGAGCTAACACAATAACGATCGCATCTTCAACTCCTAGTGGAACTTATGCATATACGAATGTTAATTCGTCTCCGTATGTGGTTCTGTCTACTGATGTATATCTAAGCGTTGATTCTTCTGGAGGCCCGATAACAGTACAGCTTGCCAATGCAGCAACATCAGGAAGATTTCTCATTATCAAAGATAGAACAGGATCTGCTTCCACGAATAACATAACCGTCACAACTGTTGGCGGAGCTGTAAATATCGACGGAGCCGCAACATTTGTGATGAATACGGCGTATGAGTCGATCAATGTTATGGGTAATTCGTCTACATATGAGGTATTCTAATGTGTGCATATAAAAGAATTAGTCCGCAGCCGGTTGTAGAAGGTGGAACCGGCGCACAAACGTTCACTGCTCACAGCCTTCTTTTAGGACAGGGAACTAGTGCAGTGACTGCATTAGGTGCTGCAACCAATGGCCAAATTGCCATTGGCTCTACGGGTGCTGATCCAGTATTGGCAGCAATTAGTGCGGGCAGTGGGATCAGCGTAACTAACGGAGCAGGATCGATTACCGTTGCTGCTTCTTCTGGGCTGTTATTGGCTTCCCCTACCCTTACTTCATCACAAGTAAAAAACTTGCATGGCACTCCAATTCAGGCGATTGCTGCGGCAGGAGTAGGGACAGTTTTATGGCCAATAGCGGTTATAGCAAAACTGGTCTATGGAGGCAGTAACGTCTTTACTGCAGGTGCGGGTCAATTCATAGCCCTTATGTATGCCCCTGTATCCAATAACAATAGGCCACTCAACTGTCTTCTTAATGCGCAGCTTGTGGCGAATAGTAATCAGTACAATATAAATACTACCTATACGATATCTGCTGCGGCCGCTACGCAATATGAGAATGCTGATTTGCAGTTCTATAATACCAACGCCACTGAGATATCGGGTAACGCTGCGGGCAATAACACAATTAACTTCCAGATTCTCTACAAGATTGTGTCGATTTAGAGAGACTTTTTAAAAAGGATGTAGTGATGTCAGATCCAACAAATAACCAAGCGCTTAATGGCTTGAACCCTTTATCGTACTTAGGTGTTAATCCAAGAACTCCACCAAATTTCGTCCAAAGATCTTTTCCTCCAACCCAATACGATTCCAAAAACGTCTACATTGGTACGTTATGGCTCGATAACGGAACCCATACGCCTCCTACTATTAATGATCTCTATGTATTAGTATCATTGGCAGCAGGGATAGCCACCTGGCTTCCTTTCTCTTCTGGAGATTTACAATTCCTAACAGGAAACACTGGCGGTGCTGTCCCGCCTACTGCCAACAACATCAATGTGGTCGGCGATGGCACCACAGTTACCGTCGCAGGCAATCCAGGAACGTCTACGTTAACGATTTCGTTAGTTGGTGGTGGTGTAGCCGCACAATCATTTCCGACGGATTCTGGAACGGCTACGCCTAATGGTTCTGGCGTTCTTAATATCAATGCCGGAAACTCAACAAAGCATTGTGGCTCTTCGGTTTTGTTTTCGGGATCAGGCAATACGGTTCAGTTGAGTGTGACTGATTCAAACACGAGTACTTTTATAGGGTCTACGGCCGGCAATCTAACCGCTACGGGTCAATTTAATAGTGGGTTCGGATCAAATACCTTAATAGCATTAACGTCAGGTTCAAGTAACCACGCCTGGGGAACAGGCAGCGGTAGCCATATAACTACAGGATCGAATAATGTCTTGGGAGGAGCTTCTTCGGGATCATCTCTTACTACTGGAGATAACAACCTTCTTCTTGCAGACAGTTCGGCTAACTTGCTGGTAACTGGATCTAATAACGTAATTCTTGGTCGTTCAGGTGGTGCTGCATATACCACTTCTGAAAGTAACAACGTCATTGTGGGGCGTAACGTAGGAGTCGTCGGAGAGAGCAACGTTATTCGTATTGGTTCTGACGGAGTCACTACAACTAACCAGACAAAATGTTTTATAAACGGTATTTACGGCGTAGCGCCTTCTGGATCTCCACTAACAGTTGTTATCAATTCTAATGGACAACTTGGTACAACAGGTGCATCAGGCGGCAATATACAAACGGTTGCTACTCAAGTGTTTACTTCTTCAGGGACCTACACCCCTACTTCAGGAATGCTGTACTGTGTTGTAGAAGTAGTCGGTGGTGGAGGAGGGGGCGGAGGTGCAGACGTCACAGGAGCTGGTCAAGTATCCAATGCCAGTGGTGGTGGAGGCGGTGGATACGCTCGCAAAACATTCACTGCTGCAACTATTGGGGTTTCTCAAGCGGTTACTATTAACTCAGGTGGTGGCGGCGGATCGGCTGGAAATAATCCAGGAGCAGCCGGTGGATCTGTTACTTTTGGTGCTCTTTTATCTGCAACCGGCGGTGCCGGCGGCAATGGAGCTGCGGCGAATGCAGGAGGGTTTAACTCTGGAACGGCCGGTGGTGCAGGATCAAGTGGCGACTTTAATACGACCGGTACCCCAGGAGGTCCTGGCATGGCTGTCGTCGGCATAGGATCATTTGGAGGAGGTGGATCATCCTTCTTTGGTGGAGGATCACCTGGTGTTACGTCTGCAGGATCAACCGCTGGAACTAATGGTACTTCGTATGGTGGTGGTGGTTCCGGAGCTGCAACAATCGTAGGGGCAGCAGCTGCAGGTGGCAATGGTGTTACTGGAATTGTAATTGTTACTGAATATATAAGTTAACTGTGGCTTCTTTCATTCACTACTCCTTCACTGGGCAGAGTTGCGCTTCTTCTCTGCCTGGTGTTTTTTAGATTTTCTTTTTGATCTTAAAGAAACAGCAACAGGTGACCGCGTCATCTTCAGCCTGTTGTCTACGCAATCTTTCATGCGCTTCTATAACTGATTGATGCTTAGGTCCAGGTCGATGATGGTGAACAGGTTGGGTATTAACGTTAAGAGTAACTACGTTATTAATGGAAACGCCGCTCTTTTTACCGTCGTGTACAGCGTCATCCTTTTCAGAGGCGTAACACAGGCTCGTCATTAACAACAAGGCATAGATCTTCATAGATAGATCCTCCTACTTTGGAAAGGGGAAGTCTTGGGCATAGCACCACCAGAATGATTGTAAGGGACAACCTGCATAATCAGAAGCTTTGTATTTACGCATGCCCATACAATAATGTTTAATGGTCTCTCCTGGATAGACTCCATCATGAGGCATATCAAGTTGTACAATAACTTTGTTATTTTCTGGCTGTTGATCTAATGAATGGTGCCATTTCATGACTTCTCTTTCTTCTTTTCAAGTCCTTCACTAACTAATTTGTAATGAAGGAACAAGTGATTCATTCTTTTTTCGTTTTCTATGTAATTTTTTATAAGCTCATGACGGATCTCGGTTTCTCTAATCTTCTGATCATAAGAGCACGCAAGAATATCTCTCCATGGTACCCATTCTGGCCTATCACCATCTTCACTTATTTGAACATAGTATCTCCATCGATACACATCCAATTTACGTCCATAAATAGTTCCAAAGGGAACGGGAGGTATTACGACAGGGAATTGAGGGAATCCGTAACCAGTAAGCATCTTTCCTTCTGGATGCATTTCATTCATGCGATTTATTCTTTCAGGATTCATACTTTCTTGTCTCTGTATTGCTTAATCTGTGTCTTTATAAAGTTCGTATCCGTCACTTTTTCTCTAAAAGTCGTCGCAAGTAAATCACCCAGAGACAACCATTCAGGCTGCTCTGGGTTGTCAGATATCTGAATATATAAGGTTCCCTGGGGGAAGTCAGTCAGGTGTTCCCATACACTGCCACAGGGAGCGAAATCAAGACGCGTCGGAGCAACATACTTCTGCATATGCTTCCTTCGTTGTTTTCTAATCTTTGACCCATGGATAATGAGCAAGAAAGACCTCCATAACTACTTTATGGTTGCCGCCTACGAACCCTTCATTATCAACATACACTTCGAAAGATACTTTTTCGGGATAAGAAACCTTTACGGAGTTACTATCTTTATTGAAGTCAGCAACTCCTGCTTTGATTTGCTGCACTGCTTGTTGGATATAGTCTTGCAAAGTCATTGTGATCGCCTTATTTCTTTGTGCTATTGATAGCGACTTTTCTTTCACGAACTCTCTTAATGGTGTCCAAGAACATACTCTTAGGCATATCGCACAACTGTTCTATTTTCATAGCATTCTTTAATGCCAAAGCCAAGTCTGGATACCCATCCAACTCCATCTCCAACTCCTCCAACTGATCTGTGGTTATAGTCGTAGGCTGTTGTTTCTGAGGATTATAATGGTGAGCGGGACTTGGAGATAACTGTCTATGCTTCTCCATCAAACCTTCGGCATCATCATCATTAGTATCACCACTAGCAGTAACACCAAGTAGACCCATAAGTGCGTACCGCTTGTGATAAGATACGGCGCGTCCGTAAGATTGTACATCACCCTTCTCCGGTATAATTCTGCTCCTAGTTTCCATCCATTGTCCACTGGCGTGTATGAGTCGCGTATGTAAAACTATTTCTCCTGTGGTGCCAATTCGTGTGAACTGAGTGATGCTCAGGCCATGCTTAGAGAGTGTAGGTTTGATGGTCTGTATAATGGCGTCCAAGTCTGCATAGCTGGACTTAAAGAAAGAGTTATCTCTATTGTGCCCTATTCTAGGAAACTCTCCCTGTGACTTAGATAATGCTGCAGCTATCTCGTTGATGACACCTGAGTCGTAGGGGTCTGGCAATACTTGGGGCTTAATGAGCTCTTCTATGCGCTGATTGAGCTTCATGTTAAAAAATTCACCAAACGCTTGTAGCATCTTCGTTATATCATTCTGTTCCATTTACAATCCTCTTTGTTTCTCTTATCAAGAAGTTTATACGTATATTTGATAGTTTTTCCATAATATCGGTAGCCGAATCCAATGATTTTACTACGTGACAGTATGCTTCGTGTGATATTTTTTCGTTTTCTATATTAGAAAGACATGCCTGCGATTCCAATAGAAATGATTGAATCTGTATTAAATTTAATAAAATGTCATTCTGTTCCATGAATCTCCTCCTTGCTATTATTCTCTAGGTATTCTCTTACTGATTCAAAGCAAGAAGCTTTGAGTTCATGTATATTTGTTATACTGTATTCTTTCATTATGTGCGCATATAGTTCTTTTCTATTAGAAGATTCTCGTAATTTAACAAAAATAAAGTTGTGTTCTTCGGGAGATACTTTTAGTTGATCGCTCTTTAATGAATCCAACTTTTCTTCAATAGCCTCTATGACCAGAGATCGTATATTCTCATCACACTTAACTGCGGCTATCTTCAGTTCTTTATGAAGATTTACAGGTAAGTGAATCGTCAAACTTGATAGTGGTGTTTTACTCATTAATCCCTCTCTTTATAGTAACATTTACATAAATAATTATATATTATTATCATCGAAAAGACAACGCTTACCACAAAAAGTGTTTTCCGTAGAATTAGGGAACAGAATGCTGAATAGAATGATTGGATCAATGGTTTGGGAACGTGTGACTGATTGTCACGGGTCAGTTTGGGACAAATCGTCACGGACTGCCAGTTGCCGACAAAATGTCCTCGACTGAATTCAAATGCCGACGGAATGTAGACAGTTGAAAATAAATACATAAAAGAGATGAAATAATATGGAAAAAGAATCAAAAGTTGAAGTAAGTGCGCAGGAAAGAAAAGATATATATGCTTTTAGGAAGAAAAGAAGAGAGGATAAATTAAATCAATCCACATCGGATGATTACAAATCTGATGTGAAAAAGGTAATGGATGAGTATATGGAAGACAAGCTGCCGTACTCGCATACTTATTTTAAATATATAGAAAAGGCAGCAGACTCTTTCTGGTTTGCCTGGAGTGAATTGCGCAGATTTCATGAGCACTATCATCAAAACCATAAGGATAAGTATGAATCAGGTAAAGATTCAGAATGTGGGCAAGGATGTCTAGAAGATTTTACCATGGTTGATGCTAAGGAATTCGCTCAGAAAGTATACGAATCAGTAGTTCAGTTTTATGAAAAAGAATCCAAGGAACAAAATGAAGGTCGATAAAAGAAAGTTTCTGCCCATAGTTTCTCAGGTTATGAAGGATGATACTTTAAGGAAAGAACTTGTCACTGCGTTAGAAAAGTCATCCAAGCTATTTCAGGAATTGGAATGTCTCATCCGAATCCACATGGAAAATATAATTGAAAGTGGGAAAAAACTTGGTCAATTTGACAATCACGATGAGAAGCGGCCTTCTGCCTTAAGAGGCGCCAAAGACATGATTAATCTAGGCTATATTACGAGACGTTTTAAGGAAATAAATAAGGGCCTACAAAAAGCAAGCAATCACAAGGAGAATATGCTTTTAGAAGAGTGTTTACAGGATCTTACTGAAGAATTTATGAGCCGCAGTAGCTTCGTGGAGAAAGAATTATTTAATCACTTTGATAGCCAAGATAAGTGATTCAAAAGAAAAGGCATTGGCTTTTAAACCAACACCTTTTTAATCTTTTTAGCTTTCATTCACCGATCATAACAGAAAATAAAAGCAATATACTTGCTTTTTCTGTGCTGATCATTAATCTTCTCTTATTTATTTTACCTAACCAATCAACAGAACGCTTCTTTGGCTTCCCAGCACTGAACGTTACTGCTAACTGAAAGTCGCATGAAAGTGTCAATCCAAAGAGTTTTTCAAGTCTGTTACCTGACTCCAAGGAGGGATTTTTCATGTCAATATTCACACGATCATGTCTCTAGGTATCGCTACCAGGAGGATTTTTCATGTCAATAAGACAAGAATACCATACTAATCCTGAATTTCAAGCACTTTCTAAAATTATTTCTTACTACCCTTCTCTTGTGGAAACCTTGTTATCTCTTATTGCCTACAACAAAAGGGGAGACTTATGTCCCGCTCGAAGCATGATTAATGAGAAACTGAGTGAAAAGACGGTGGGTCATCACACTGATAAGTTGCACGATGATGGCATTATTACTAAGACGCGTTTCGATAACAAATATAGAACATGCCGTTATGAGGTGCCCCCAGAAGTTATGCGCCTGGAGGGTCGCTTGCGCCATTTTCTTAAGACATTAAAAACTACATTCTTTTCTATCAGTCTTTTGTATCCTGCGGCCATACCTGACTTCCCACCTAATGGGAAGAACAGAGGACTTAGTACTACGAGTAATAGTCAACCCGAGAGAGATAGTCAATCTACAAACCGGGAGTTGGTTTTTTTAAAAAAACCGTCGTGTTATAGAGAGCGTCAAACAGCGTGCGCCGGCGCGTACGCGTGCGACGGGCTACCACCAGACTTTTCAACCAGAAAAAAGGCAGAGGAAGCAATGAATATACCGTCTCACATCGAGGAATTGTCGGATCAACTGAGATTGACGGTCCACGGCAAGTTAAAACTTTCACCGTTTTCAGAATCGACGATCAAGCAAGGTATGGCTAACCTGAAGCATGCCAAGGGAAGCAAAGATGTATTCCGAACGCTTATCGAAGACTGCGTTGCCATAGCCAAGGCTAACAATGAGCCCCTCTCGTGGCAGGGATACTACAAAGCGATAGAGATGGGACTGGCACAGAAGCACGACTCGTTTACGACGGTCAAGATTTCCCATGCTTCTCTTTTTTCAGGTCGTAGTATCCGTCAACAACAAGCGATCGTCGATCCGCAAAAGATCCAGACTATCGAAGAGAGACGGGCATACTACATGGCTCGTGAGAAAGAAAAGCTTGCAGAGAAGCAGCGTAAGTGGGAAGCATCCAAGACTCCAGCGCAACTGCAAGAAAGTTACCAGCAAGTGTTTCCTGTTGTTGAAAGTATGATGGACAAGTTCGGAGCTACTCAAGACATATCCTCTCTCGTCAAATCACGTCTCTTCTCTTCAGCGCCTTCAGTGCCAGACAACGTCCTTCCAGTCACCAAACCAACAGACGTCAACCAGGAGACCATCAGCCCTGCTGAACTTGCGTGGATTGATGATCGCTTCCAGGGACTAAGAAAGCTCCTTAAAAAGGGGGAATTGAATGATTTCGAGAAGATCCTAGTCCATAACTTCCAGGTCCAAATCGAAGAAGCCAAATCCAAGTTCAAGATCGTCGATCGCTGGATCATCGACTTAGAGGACGGGAATCCTACCTGGTCGGCGGAGGACAAAGAGCTCATGGATTGGGCTGTACCATTCCTGACTGAGACTGCTACCAAGTTTACCAAGCCTCAGTACGACAAGTGGCTCGCTGAAATTGAGCTTGGACCCGACGCTCCTGGTGCCACCGCGCTCAAAGAAGGCCTCGCGCTTCTCAGGAAGATTATGACAAAGCCCCACGAATTACCTAACGCTACGATCCCCGTGACAAATCCGCCAGCTGTTATAGAATGTGCTCCAATCGATGAGATAGACGATGCTAACCTCAGCAGACTCTTAGAAGCACCTCACGAACCGTTAAGGAGCAGTTATGACACCCCTCAACCAACCCTTGGTAATGCACTACCGCTTGCCATGGGAACCAGTGCCGTGGAAACGGGCAGGAGCCAACCTGTCCAAGCGAGTCTTTTTCGATCAGCAGCGCCAGGATAAGCTCGTGTATGGAATAGAGCTAGCCAGGCAGCACGCAGGAGAACGAAAGTTGTCTGGGCCATTACACCTCGATATTGTATTTTACTTGCCTATAAACACCGCTCACTGTCGACGCAAAAAGAACCCGTTGCCTCCTGAGATAAACAATGAGCGATTACACGTCTTCAGGCCAGACCTCGATAACTATCTCAAGTTTATTCTCGATGCTATGAATGATACTCAAGCTATATTTCAGGATGATTGCCAGGTGGCACGTATCACTGCCAAAAAGATTCTCGGAAACCCTTCCCGTACTGAGTTAACACTAAGTGAAATAAGATGACAAAATCCACAGGAAAAAGAGTCTGTCTGAATGGCGACAAACTTAAAGTAAAGCACGAAGTGGTTACCGGAGCAAAGAAGCGTGGTTGTGTATTTGATACTTATTTCGATTTGTTTTTTTTCAAGCAAAAGCCAATCCCATATGCATTTCTTCAGCGCCTTGCAGAAGATTTATGGGCATGGTCTATGAAGGATACTTCTCTTCGTATAGAAGATTTTTATACAGACTGTGGTATTCGGTCTGAGGATTTTTACCGTTTTATAGAGAGATGTGAAGAGCTGAGGGAGTCTCATTCGGCTACGATGATTCGTTTGGCAACTCGTCGAGATAAGGGAGCGCTCACTAAAAAGTTTGATGCTTCGTGGGCTGCACGAACGCAAGCTGCATTTGATAGTGAATATAGAAAGGCACGTCAGTTTGAGGCGTCACTTCAGAAAGACAATGAAGACAAGGTGCAGAGAGTAGTGGTGCTTGAAAAGATGCCAGATGTGGCTGAGGTTAAAGCAATCGTTAAGGATCAAGAATGATCCGCTATAAATCAAAAATCGAAATGCCACACAAGAAATTCGGTCAGTGGACTGTTCTGAGTTACAGCCATTCTGACGCTACCAAATCTCCATACTTTAAGTGTAGGTGTTCTTGTGGAAAAGAGTCTACCGTAGAGGGTCACGCATTAAGATCTGGAAAATCTATGCGCTGTGTCGAATGTGGCCATAAAGAGAAAGGTAAAAAGAAATTCGTTCATGGAAAGTGCTATAACCGTGTATACAATTCGTGGTCGAATATGCTCAGTCGCTGCAGGAATCCCGCTAACCCTTCTTGGCATCTTTACGGTGGAGTCGGAATAACCGTGTGTGATAGCTGGAAAAAGTTCAAGAAATTCTACGAGGATATGGGTAATAGGCCCGAAGGAAAGACGCTTTGTCGTCTCGATATAAAGAAGTCTTATTCAAAAGACAATTGTCGATGGGGATTGCCTCTAAAGAACAAAAAAGAAGGACCATTATGATGTCAAAGAAAGACACCAGTGAAAATAGAAGCACAAATACACCTCAATAAGTTTAAGCCACGACCCTACCAACTTGCCCTCTTTGATGCTGTTGAAAACAAGGGGTATAAGCGCGTCATGCTTGTGTGGCACCGTCGAGCAGGCAAAGATGTGGCTGCGTTTAATTTAGCCATACGTGCGGCTCTCAAAAAACCTCAGGTTATCTACTATATCTTCCCCACTTACAGCCAGGGAAGAAAAGTTATTTTTGACACTTTGACAAATGACTCTCAAAGAATGATAGATTTTATTCCAAAAGAATTAATTGACTCTACCAATAACCAAGAACTTAAGATACGCCTGATCAATGGATCCATAATCCAAGTTGTTGGCTCGGATAACTACGATTCTTTGATGGGGACTAACCCACAGCTCTGTATCTTTTCGGAGTATGCCCTCCAAGATCCAAGAGCTTATATGTTTATCCGTCCAATCCTCACCTCCAATGACGGAGTTGCTGTATTCCTATCCACTCCACGGGGACGCAATCATTTATGGGATCTCTACCAAGTTGCATCCAACTCTTCTGATTGGTATTGTCAGCGGCTCACAGTATCAGATACGCGAGTTGTGTCTCTTTACTCTATAGAACGCGAGAAAGCCCTCGGTGAAATGTCAGACGACTTGATTCAACAGGAGTATTACTGCTCATTCGATCTTGGCGTTGAGGGATCATATTACGCCAAGTACATCGATCGTATTCGGATCAAGGGGCAAATCGGTATGGTTCCATGGGAGAATGGCTTCAAGGTTCACTCAGTGTGGGATCTCGGAGTGCGTGATAGTACAACCATTATCATGTTTCAGATAATTGGCCAGTCAATACGTATCATAGACTGCTACGAGAACTCTAAAGTAGGCCTCGAGCATTACGTTAAAGTCCTCGAGCAAAAACCGTACGTATGGGGAAAGCATATAGCTCCTCACGACATCCGCGTGAAAGAGTTTGGCTCTGGCATGACACGCTTGGAGAAAGCTAAGCAGCTTGGCATTAACTTTACTATAGCGCCTGACGTTGGCATTGAAGATGGCATAGAAGCAGTACGGGCAGCTTTAAGCAAGATCTGGATCGACGAGAAAGCCTGCTCACCCTTAATTAAGGCTTTGGAGAACTACCGACAAGAATATGACCACAAGCGTAAAGTGTATGCCTCACATCCACTCCATGATTGGTCTTCACATTTTTCTGATGCAATGCGATATCTGTGTATATCGCTACCCAAGCTATCAGATGGGGCGTCTCCAGCAGACATCGATAGGCGATATAATGAAGCAATGTATGGAAGTAATTACAACATTCCTGCGGTATTCCGCGATGACTTACCGGAGATGAGATGACGTTCTATTGTTATCAATGCGGTGCTCTGACTGTATACGTTAAGATGACCGATGGGGCTGCTATTTGTTACGACTGTTTGGGAATAGGTGAAGATGGAGTTGCTAAGGCATCTGAGGATATAGTAAAAGATGACCTACCGGAGATGAGATGATTTTACATTACCTGGTTCGTGCTTACTGGAGACTGTACAAACTCGATCTAAAATATGGTTGGTTTAAATGGGAAGTATATGAAGGTTACATAATTACTTTCAATAAATACAAGCACTTAACTGACTATAATATCTTTTTTGAAGATGGTAGTTATATGAGTCGACTGAGCGCTATTAATTGGGATGATGATTGGTTTGAAAACTGTATTCTTGACAGGAAAGAGTACTATTACTTGCAAGAACTAAAGCATAAGGAGAAATAATGGAAAAACTTTCTATAGAGGAAGTGGTTGAGATTGTAGAAAAGCTCGACAGGAAGCTAAAAGAATTAGGATGGAAACGGGAAGATACCCTTGAGGTATCCTATCGTAATAAAATATATAGGGCTACCATCGGCGTTTATACACCCGATGACGAAGAAGAGGATGAAGACGATGATTGAAAATATTACCGAACATAAATACGTAATAAGTTGCAAAGTGAGCAACATAGATTACGCAATGTCATTTACAGAGAAAGAAATCTGCGGTGATAACGAGGAGTTGGTAGAGAAGATACGTACTTCTTTTGGCAAGATAGAGCGCAAGATAGAAGCGCATTTTGGATCATAAAGGTGCTGAATGAAAGAAGTTTCTAAGAAGCGTGGTAGACCCGTCGGATATAAGAAGGTCGTCGAGTGTCAGTGTAAGCAGATAGCTAACCTATCCAGTAAGATAAAGAGTATGGAAAGAGGTATCAATCTCTTCATTGAGTTAACGAATAAGACACTGGATGTTCATCTAGATAAGATAAATAACTTACAGCAATCAACGAATTCCACTCATAAAGAAGCTAATGAAAGTAAGATATTCTGTCGCACTGTACGTGAATGGATGGTTAAAAAGGGTTGGCTTAATCCGTTGGAATAAAGTCGCATAACTACAGTTCGTTATGTTAAAATGCTACACTTGTGTTACTTCATTATCTACTCATTTTTTCGGGATAGGGTTTTAGCGTTCCTTATCCCGTTTTATTTTGTTTCTTGTTTCCCGTGATTCCCCTTTTTAGAATTTCGACATTCCAATTGGCGACTATTCGAATTCTAAGGAGAACACGTGCTATTTCCCCAACTTGGTCCCCAATATTACGATGAACGTCACAAGGGAATATTATCCCGCATGGAAGCTGCATATGCTGAATCTATCACCATTAACCAATCTCAATGGGCAGAGGCTGATACTGATCTTCGCTTTTATACTGGCGATCAGACCATGTGGAATGATCTGTATGGGAACCTCCCTGCCAATAGACGCAGAAACTTCAATTTCAATAGAATTCGCCGCGTTGTCGACATGGTGTCTGGACATCAGCGCCGCAATCGTAAATCCACCATCTGCACACCAGTGGAAAATGGCGACGCGCAAACAGCTGACCAGTTCACGAAGATCCTTATGTGGATTAACAATCAAGAAGGCGTTTTAGATACTATATCTGAGGCATTTCAGGGTTCTCTGATCACGGGCATGAACTTCCTGCAGTTATGGATGGATTACCGAGAGGATCCTATCTCTGGCAATATCAAAGTTGATAACTGCTCATACAACTCATTCCTTGTAGATCCCTACATGCGTAAGCAGGACATGAGTGATTGTAACTATATATGGAAGCGCTCATATCTCACCAAGCGTGAGTGTATCGCGCTCCTTCCAGAATACACCGAAGAAGTTATGTCTTTATGGGGTCATGACAATCGTGATGGTAAGTTCCAGTACATGCCAGAATCTTACAATTACGGACTCAAGAATCTTCTCACATACGACGAATATTATTACCGCGATTATCGCACTCAAAAGATGCTGGTCGATACCCAAACGGGCGAGTCGATGGAATGGCGCTCATCTAACGAAGAGGGGCTCAAGCAGTTCCTTCAAGCCTATCCGTCAGTCACCGTAATCGATCAAGAGATACCTACAGTACGACTTGCAATCGTAGTGCAGGCAAAGGTTATGTATGACGGTCCACAACCAATGGGAATAGACTCTTATCCCTTCGTGCCAGTCCTTACTTATTACCATCCGGAGTCGCCATACTGGCCGTTCCGCGTTCAAGGTATGGTACGCGGTCTGCGTGATAGTCAGTATTTATATAACCGTCGCAGAGTTGTAGAACTCGACATACTCGAGTCTCAAATCAACAGCGGGTACATCTACAAAGAAAACGCGCTGGTCAATCCTCGAGATGTATTCCTTTCTGGGCAAGGTAAAGGCTTGGCGCTGAAATCTGACGCCAATATGGGTGATGTAATCCAAATCCAAGCTCCCCAAATACCTCCGTCAATGATCCAATTGTCTGAATTATTAGCTAAAGAGATCCAAGAAGTTGCCGGAGTATCCGACGAACTATTAGGGTTCGACAACAAGGACACCCTTTCCGGCTACCATGCAATGTTAAAGCAATCTGCCTCAACTACGACGCTTCAATGCGTGTTCGACTTACTGGATAAGTCTCAAAAGCTTTTGGGTAAAAAGATGATTGAACTTATCCAGGCCAACTTCACTCCCGGCAAAGTTAAAAAGATTCTCGAAGGTGAAGAGCCGCAACCACAGTTCTATTCTAAAGCATTTGGTAAATACCACTGCGTCGTCGAAGAAGGCCTCAATACGTCTACACAACGCCAAATGCAGATGGCGCAGATGCTTATGCTTCGTGAAGCTGGTGTTCCTATATCCAATGAAGATCTTATCGAGTCTTCAACAATGCAGAATAAGAAACAGATTGTTGAAAGCATGCAGCAACAACAGCAGCAACAAGCTCAGATGCAGCAACAGCAAATGCAGGCAGCTCTTCAGGAGCAGGCGGCACGCACAGAACTTGCACAAGCTCGCGCTGAGGCTGATCGCGGCCTTGGGGTTGAACGTACTAGTCGGGTACAAGAGAATCAAGCGCTTGCCGTTGAACGTCGTGCGGCTGCAGTGAAGGATCAAGAAATTGGGCTATTGAATCTTGTGAAGGCTCTAAAAGAGATCGACACTGTCGACTTAGAGCATGTGGAAAAACTAATGGCCTTAGAGCGCGGACTACGAGAACAACAAACTCTTGGTTCCCAATCTGTTATCAGAGAGAATAAACCAGAAATACGCCCTGAACAGAATGGTTCTGTTACAGGTAGTTAGACGTATAACGTTGTGCTAGGAAACTTTAGATATCTAACCTTTCTTAGCGCAGTTTCTACCGAAAGGAAACCCAATGGCAAAAAAAAGATTTCATCGCGGGGCAGGCGGAGGCAGCATAAGCCTCAATGAGTCACACGGCGGAAAGATGGATCCAGAACGCTACAAAAAAGCGCGTCGTGGTGATGAACCTCGCTCTGAAGAGATGCGCGGACGTGAATACTATGCTGGTATGGAGCCTCGTCGCAGACAAGAACTTGAAGATGCAGGAATGATCCATGAAGATCACCGAGCAATCGCCAATCTCCCTCAGAATGTAATGATCAAGGAATATCCAAAACCTGGACCATACATCCCTGAAGTTATTGATGACACAATTGCTGGCGTGGATCGTCAAATGGATTATGACGATAACAAACGTCGTGAGCATTTCTATCCGAAGAAGGTATAACATGCCTGGCATGCCTCGCATCCCTGGTCGTGCTAAAAAGATTGCATACAAGATATTGGGAGTGCCACCTAATATCCAATCTCAACGCACACCAGAGCAGCAAAAGATCAACCAGCGTTTGATCTTTGAGGAAACAGTTCGGGTTCGTTAGAAATATATCCTACTGGGGGAGTTTGGGTTTCCTTGCCTTCATTCTCCTTCAGTAGGATTTTATAAGGAGTACAGATATGAAAAATAAAAATCACAAAGCTATGCCTCGTTCAGGATCTGAAAAAGAGTACGCAGAAATGTCCCTATGGGAACGCAGAATGGATGAAAGAGACTTCCATCGCGCACAGCAATTAGACAACTTCTTTTGGAAGGGTGTAGATCCACGCCGTCGTATTGAGATGGCTGAAGGTGGTATGGTGCGCGAAGATCAACGCGCAATGGCAAACTTGTCAGAGACGCCAATTCATCGTGAATATCCTAACAGATCTCTTAACTCGTATGGATTCGGAACTAATCAGCTTTTTGACACACAAAGTGAGTAGATATGGCTATGTTGAAAGCAATAGCGCTGGCATTTTGCTTTGGAAGAATGCTTGTTGCGGCCCAAGATTATACATTCATTAAATGCTCTCTCAGTCCTCGAGATCGCGTATCGCATAACTTTCCTCATGCCCGAATGGGTTCAAATACTCAATTCAGTGGTAACTGGTGCGGTTATGTTGCTCAAACCAATCTCTCCAATCCAGCACCGTATTCAGTAACTAAAGTATCTGGATCATGGATTGTACCAAGCGTACTGCCATCAGCCGTAAATACAGCCTGTGCAATCTGGGTTGGCATTGATGGATCAGGAAGCCCATCGGTTGAGCAGATAGGCACCTCGCACGATGTAACTAATGGAGTAGCTAACCATTACGCATGGTTTGAGATGTTTCCTCAGGGATCTCATAACTTGATAGGATTTCCGGTAGAAGTGGGTGACAGTATCAGTGCAGATGTTTGGTACGTTCCAGTCAGTCTCGTTCCGGGACCTGGAAGTCTCTTTGTTTTGAAGATAACTAATCATACCAAGCGTATGTACACCGTTGTGCCTTCAATCCTTACTGTTGACGTAAAACGCTTATCAGCAGAATGGATTGTCGAAGCTCCTTTCCTTAATGGAACTGAACCGTTGACGCATTTCTCCAATATCTCCCTGTTCGAATGCATAGCAGAAGTAAATGGAGTATCCGGCGCCATCAATAATCCGTCATGGCAGAACGATAGTATGAATATGGTAAGTCCGTCCGGAGCACCGAAGTCCGTCGCATCGCCATTGTCTGTTGATGGTAAATCATTCTCTGTGATATGGGATAGTAACTGAAGGAGAAGCAATGGCAAAAAAGAAAGTAACTGTCGCAAAAGGAGTAAAGCTCCCTCGTGGCAAAGAATCACAAGAACGTAAAAGACCAGGCGGTGGATCAACTGGAAAGTATAAGGATGTTGCTCCTGGTAAATTTGCAGGTAAAAGCGGTGGGACGTCACCTTATAGTTTTCCAATCCCAGACTTGGCCCATGCTCGTAATGCTCTCGCCCGAGCACATTTCGCTCCCAATCCCGCTGGCATAAGAGCCAAAGTTTACAGAATGTATCCAGAGCTTAGGAAGCGCCATGAGAAGAGAAAGGGTAAATAAGAATGTTTTGTGCTATTCGAAACTATTTCGGTTTTAAACGGGTAGAAAAAGAGATGGATGAATATTTGCGTAAGCATCCTCTTGAATGTATGAGTAACCAGGATCTTATAGGGATGATAGAAGATCTCCCCCAGGAATCTTTTGAGCGTTTAGAATGGGTTATTGAAATTGCTAAAAGTCTTCGTAATAAAAAGGGTAAATAATGGCTTCTAAGAAGATGGTAAAAGCTGGTAAGAAAGCCGGCCGTAAACTAAAGAAAATGGTCAAAGTGGCCAAGAAAGAGAATAAAGTTTCTAAAGTAATGCACGAGTACAAAGAAGGTGAGCTTCACTCAGGCTCCAAGAAAGGACCTCAAGTAAGGTCTCGTAAACAGGCTATTGCTATTGCCTTAAGCGAAGCGCGCAAAGCTGGCGAAAAAGTTAAGCCTAAGAGAAAGTCTTCCAAGAAAAAGAAGTAGCTTGGAGTAAGTATGAATGAAACGAGAGATACGGTAGGAAAGATCTCGTCGGAACTGCTCACCAAAGACGCTCCGACGAATTCTCCTATCGAACTAGAACGAGAGATGCACACGGAGTATGATGCCAATCTTCATCAGTGCGTCCAATCCTCCAAGTCCACCTATCCAAAAGACTTCTATGTGGTTGTTATCACAAAGAGAGAAAGACTGATGCCCAATGTCTTTCGCAATTATTTCTTTGCTCGACAAACATGTCCTACGCCAGAATGGGATCAGGCTGTGTATCATTATCGCCGCTCATCTGACAGCATAGACTTTATGTGGGTAATACCCTCTAAAGAAACGTGTGCCTATCTGCGCATGCATGCTTTGAATGTATCGCATGAAGAGAAGCAGCTCCTGAACTTTGTATTGCAATTCGAAGACGGAAGCCTATTCACCGTCGCAAAAAAATTAAATCGCGAACAAGAAGCATCACCATTGATTGATACTTAAAGGAGTATTATGTCTATAGACTCATTGCCGATTGCCTCACAAGAACAGATAAATGCTATGAATAAGATAGCCCGAGAAAAATACGGAGTAACGGATGATCCAGTTCCTACACCTGAAGTGCCAGTTGAACAACAAGCTGAAGCGTCTGAGGAAGCACCTACGGATATCTCTGCTGAGGCTGAAGTATCTGTGCAAGAATCTCCCCAAGAGAATCAAGCGCAACCTGTTCCCAACAATAAACCAGGTACGTATTCAAAAGAAGAAAATCTTGCTCTCTTACGAGACCGCGCGCGCAAAGCAGAAGCTGAACGCGAAGCGCTCGCAAGGCAACTCAAAGCCTACCAAGAAAAGTTAGACCGCCAATCCGAATCTTCACCCTCACTTGCACCCGACGATCTGGTAGAGGGTAAGCATTTTGTTCAGATGCAACAACAATTGAACCAGATGCAAGCAGAAGCCCGTCTACGCAGTAAGTACCCAGATTTTGATAAAGTCGTGTCTCCGTCGAACATTGCATCGCTGTCGGAAATGTATCCTGACATCGCCAAGACTATCGGCACATCTAACGATCTCTACAGCCAAGCAGTTACTGCATATACCGTCATAAAGAATCTTGGTATCTACGCAGAAGACTATTCACAGGATAAGAAGATTGCTGCTACTAACGCTGCCAAGCCTCGTCCTCTTACCAGTATCTCTCCTCAAAAAGGTGATACTCCATTGTCTCATGCCAACGCATTTGCCAATGGTATGACTGATGAGCTTGCCAAACAGTTACGCAAAGAGATGTTCGACGCTATGAAAAATAGATAACATAAGACTGCTTCTTTCTCTTTTACTCTCGTGTATACCTCATCTGTGAAGTTATAATTGCACGGCTTCATGGATGAGGTATTATTTGGTACGATTATTACAGTTTTCCTTATGGCTTACCCATCGACAATTTGATGGTTCATAATCCCCATCGTTATTTATACGATCTATGGTCATATTTTCAGGCCTTTCACCCATATCTGCTATGAAGTTCTCAAATGAATGCCATCTTTCGCAAACCTTTATCCCTCTTCCTCCATATCGATAGTAGAATTGAGCATTGGGATTTTCGCATCTTTGAATCATGGATATCCAAACTTTATATATTGGTGATCCATGCATTCCATGAGTTATAAGATTCTCAGCATTTTTCGTATTATGACACGTAGTACATTGCTTAGACTTTCCAGCCCTCAATTCAGAAATTAAGTGTTTGCCGCTCGTTCCGCAATCACACTGAGTTTCATATTGGTGAAGACGCCTATGGATTCCTAAGAATTTTACGATAGTCCATTTGCCATAGCGTTTTCCAATGAACTTTGCTGGATTATAAAGTTCGTCATATTGGCAATCCCGACATTGTTTACCTTTTCCAGCTCTTAATTCTGTTCCGGCTTTTATGCGTATGTTCCCACAATCGCATATGCATTCGTACCATTTTCCAGGTTTTCCCGTTTCCACTTGTTTTATGACAGTCCATTTTCCAAATTGTTTTGTTTCCACAATTCCCTCAGGTAAATTTATTTTGCTGCGTACTCGGAGCTCGCATCTCCAAACTTTCCGTCCAAGCCTTCGGCCAAAGGTTAAAACGGAGTCGGCGTACGGGACTCGCCACCCCAGACGTACAAAGTTCTCGTCAAACTTAAGTATAACATACATTACATGATCCACAAAAGATCTTAATGATATCCTATAACTTAGGAGCCAATTATGGCTATAACTACAACTTCAACTTTGCCGGCGCCAGTCCAGCAAAGTTTTAGTTACAAATTACTGGCCGTGCCAGTGCCCAACATGATCCACAAGATCCCTGCGATGCGCAAGAACATGCCACGCAATGGTGGTACAACTTTACGTATGCGTAGGTACAATGCGCTCAATACAGCAATGGTTCCACTTGGAAATAGTGGTGTCACTCCCCCTGCGCAGAATCTAACGGCAGTGGATAAACTCAATGTCCACGTTAAATCTTCTCTGATAGACTTGGAAGCCGCACTATTAAGTTAACGGTGACAAGGGGCAAGGCAATGTTTGATGTGCATAGAATTTTTAGCAGGTTTTATAATAATAATACCACCTCATGCGGAGAGAATTGTTGTTTTCTAGATATGGAAGGCAATAAACAACCAATGAATTTGACTTCAGTTCGATTAATACAATCTCGGATAATGAAATATTTATACGAATCGGGAAAGCAATATTCAACCCATGGGTCTCTACGTATAGCCCTAAATAATAATGCACATAGAGCATGTCAGCCTGAACGACTGAGTGAGAAGGACTTTTTTTCAGTGACTCCATTACTGAAAAAGGGTATGCGACAGTCTGAACACGAGAGGAAACCTCGTGAGGGAATCTCGAAGAAGTTCCCCGCCTAGTAATAGGTCACAAAAGTAACAGAATCGATTGATGCTAAGATTTCGTTTTACGGAACATATGTTCAATTGAATGAACAAGTTACATTGCAAAACCAAGATCCTGTTTTGAACGAATGTGCAGCACGTCTCGGCGTGTCACTTCGTCAAACAGAAGATCAGCTAACACGCGATATGTTGGCTGCGACAGCTTCCTTCATTAACTGTGTTGGTGGTGTGGACGGTAGATTGGACATTGCCGTCGTTAAATCTTCTCTGATAGACTTGAAACTCGAAGTGGCAATTAGCTAACCGACAACAAGGGGCAAGAATGGAAATTTGTAGTGGTTATGATAAAGAATGCAGTTGCGAAGGTTGTCATGATCGTCGCTGTGAAGAAGTTAGAAGACAAACTGAAGAATTGAAAGTAATCCTGCAATCGCACATGACCAAACTGCAAAGTGAAATTCAGCCTGAACGTAGCAAGCGAGAAGACTCTAGTTTTGTTAGGAAAATAATTAACAGAATTAGAGATGCGGTGCTCTGAGCATGGTCGATAAGATCATGAGAGGTAAGTAGAGAAAGCCTCCGCCTAGCAATAGGTCATAAAGTAACAGAATGGACGTCCCGACTGAAATTACTCGCTCAGATGTTGACACTGTAGTGCGTGCATTGTTGAACAACAACGCATACACGATCATGGACAACATCGAAGGTGAAGATAAGTTCGGTACAGCGCCAGTACGTGATGCGTACTTCGCACTTTGCAGCACTAACTTAACCGGAAACTTGGAGAACATTGCTGGATTCACACAAAAGAACCAGTACCCAGCTCCAATGAACGCGTTGAGAAGTGAATGGGGTGCAGTTGGAAACCTTCGTTTCCTTATTTCATCAATCGGTTCACAAGTAGCTAATGCATCTTCATTAGGTAACACCGTATACAACATCTTCTGTGTTGGTATGGAAGCCTATGCATGCGTAGAGCAAGATGGATACAGCGCAAGCTTTATCTATAGACCACCTATATATGATGGTCCATTGGCTCTTAACGCCTCAGTAGGCTACAAATTCGCTGAAGTCCCGCGTATCACAAATGACCTTTGGGTCATCAACCTTCGCGCTACTTTAGCAGTTTAAGGAGAGAACATGGACGGAACTATTATAGGACAAGGTACTTTTGTCGCTTCATCTTCAGGGTTGTCAAACCCAAATCCAGGCGTTGCATCATATAGCAATGCAGTGCCTGCAATTATCCAAATACCTTCTGGCGCTGACTGGGTGTATGTGTACAACTATACCCAATTCGGTACTGTTGGAAGCGCCGCTGGTGCTTACTTCAATGGTACTGCCAATGGTAGCGAAGGAGTGGAGTTCTACTGGCAACGCGGAATGGCAGTTGGTACAGGACTTGCCAAATATCATGCTGCTGCAACTGAAGTAATATCGAGCGATACTTTTGTATCTGGCGGATTCACTCTGTATGATCCATCAGGACAAGATAGCTCTGCATTGCCTCTTGTAGGAGCTGCTGTGGCAATAAGTGCAGTAACTAACGCGACACGACCTGTGGTCACTCATACAGCTGATGCGTCAGTTGTAGTGGGATCAGTTGTTCGCTTAAGCAGAACTGCTCAAACTGATGTCAATGGCATTGATATGGTTGTTGGAACAGTAACCAGCTCAACGCAATTCACATTACTTACTGCAACTAATCCATTGGCAACTGCACCAGGCGCTATTGGTGGTGCTGGATTCTACAGAGTGATTAACGTTAATCCACTCTTCTATCCACGCTCACGTTATGTGGTAAACATTACACAAGCAGCGAATGCTCAAGTGTCTACTTCCGTCGCTCACGGGTTAACCGTCGGTCAAGAAGTACGCTTCAACATACCTGCTGTTTCTGGAATGGTACAACTCAATGGTACAACTCAGAACAATTATCAGCCTGCAATAATCTTGAGTGTTGTTGATGATTATAACTTTACGATCAACATCAATACGACTGGATTCACTGCGTTCACATGGCCAACAATTGCACAACAACCAAGCTCATTCCCAGAAGTAACTCCAGTAGGCGAAGATACTGCGACAGCGCTTTCTTCGACTGCTGCCCAAACTCCTTCTATTGGTGGAGTTCAGATCTTCAATACCAATACAGGTATCTTGGCTGACTCTACAGTCAATACAGGATTCTTGGGAATGGTTCTCGGTGCTGGCGGTAATGGTAGGGCGTTAACTACACCAATCATAGGACCTGCTGGTGGAATTTCTTGGTCTTCAGCAAACGTTGCAACTGGCGATACGATGTACTGGCGTGCTGGTAAATCTACGTACGGTGGACTGTAACTAAAAGAAGGCAGGAGAGTCGTGTCTGCTACAAACGGCTCTCCTACCTTCTGTATCTATGAAACGGTACGTACTATACCACTCTTATTAAGGAAGTGCTATGACAACTGAAAAAGAATCAACTGCCAAGCCAGCAGAAAAAAAAACAAGAGCAAACTATCAATACTTGCGAGACAAAGATAAAGAAAAAGTCAGAGGAATATTCAAATACTATGAGGTTCCCGGGGGAACATTCTCTTTTGTATATGGTCCTATTTATAAAGGCGATACCACTGAGCGTTATGATTTTGAAGATGGCAAAGTGTATTCCATTCCTCTCGGGGTAGCCAAGCACCTCAACAAAAATGGCTGGTACCCAGAGCATAAGCACGCCACTGATGAATATGGTCGTTCAATTGCCGTCATAGGTATAAAACACCGTCGGTTTGGGTTCCAAAGCTTAGAGTTCGTCGACATCGATGATCTGTCTCAAGAAGGTGAACCACTAGCAACCGTAGAAAGACCGGCATTAGTAGGAGTGTAACATGCCTTCTTACGTTCCTTCGTTCTCGTTTACCAATCCTGTCTACAAACCCGCTATGCGTGTCATAGCGGGAATCACTCAGGCACCCCAATGCACAGTTACTACAACTGTTCCTCATGGCTATATTGTGGGAACCATAGTGCGCCTAGATATTGCTCCTACTGGAGGAATGCTTCAGGCAAACCAGCAGACTGGCAGTATTATTGCAGTTCCGACACCTACTACTTTTGTGATGGATTTAAATACGACACTTTTTGATGCATTCACAGTACCTTCCGTGTTTCCCCCGCCGTATAATGATTCGCAAGTAGTTCCGATTGGGGAAGATAACGACATTTTAACCGCTGCGGTGGTTAACGCACTCAATCCATCATAAAAGGAGAGCCTATGCCAGCACCTGATGCAACCTTACAAGCAATACAGACGAAAGTCCGTCGCATTACACGCAGTCCGTCGGAAGCACAACTCACGACTCCCGATCTTCAGAACTACATCAATACCTTTGTGGTGTACGACTTTCCAGAACATCTACGGATGTTCAATAACCGTACGACTTTTACGTTCTACACTAATCCAGGACAAGATCGCTATCCAACTGATGAAGTATCATTTGCAGGGGCCATAAACAACCCGCTATATAACTTCCAGAACAAATTTCTTACCATTCATGCACCTGTGTACATGGCAGGTTATAACTCATTCTTCACCCAGTCGCGTGAGCAGTTCTTTGGTATCTATCCGAAAACTAATAGTATTGCTGCCACAGGTGCTACCGGCGATGGTATAAATACCCAATTCAGTGGCGTTGTTAATACCGCTCAATCTAGCCTTGTTCCAGGCCAATCTAACCAAGCTGCTGGCATACTCCAATTCGAGGTGCTCTTCGATTCTATAGATGCCAATGGGCAAGGATTAGCTTTGGTAGACATCCCTGTCGTAGATCCAGCAACAGGAAACAACACTCAGATTGGTAACCTATATGATCCTAACAGCGCTTTATATAAAACAGATCTTGCCACTCCTCCGACAGTTCCCTTTATAGGACCACTCGCCCCTGGCACAGGATTCATTAACTACAATACAGGACAGTTCAATATAAGTTTCACAACGCCTCCAGCGGCAAATCAGCCAATCAATAGCCAAACAGTATTCCAAGTGTTGTCACTGCCACAAGCATTACTCTATTACGACAATACATTCTTTGTACGCCCACTTCCTGATCAACCGTACAGAATACAGTTCGAGGCGTACATGCGGCCAACGTTCTTGATGAGCACAGGGCAAACACCACAGCTTGAAGAATGGTGGCAGTACATTGCTTATGGTGCTGCAAAGAAGATATTTGAAGATCGTATGGATCTAGATAGCGTAGCTCTCATACTTCCTGAGTATCAAAAGCAAGAGCAATTAGTGTTACGCAGAACAATAGTCCAAAACACCAATGAACGTACGGCAACGATCTACACGGAGCAGACCTCTGGCTATTCTGGTTCTGGTTTCTGGGGCTGGTCTGGAGGGCCTTTTTAATGTGTGAATTAACTTTATACGCGGATGATCAAGATCAATTCGCAATGGAAACATTCAGAATATTCCAGAAACTTGTGGCTCGCCAAGAAGCTGCAATCCAGGATCAGCAGTTTATGGTTAGCTTCCTCTGCGTATTGGTGGTTCTGCTTATTATATTCACGTTGTGCACGCATATTTATTATTGGAGAAAATAATGGCGTATCAGAATAACATTCCCCAGGCGACTGACGCGCTCTCGCAATCGCAGTCAGATATTCTCAACAACTTTGCAGCAATCTCAACATTCGTGAATGTGAATCACGTTGACTTTGCCTCTGCCGATCAAGGGAAGCATAAATTTATAACATTCCCGGTTCAAGTAGGAGCTCCTGTATTTGCTGCAGGAGAAGTTGGTCTTTATAACCTACTCAATGGTACAACAGCGCAAAATGAGCTTTATTACACCAATTCTTCAGGAACTTCGTACCCTATCTCAGCAGCGCAAACAACAGGGGCACCGACAGCTACAGCAGGTTGGACCTATCTGGCTTCAGGAATGAAAATGGTATGGGGACAGGCGACTATAGTAGCAGGGGGAACAATCACCGTTTCGTATTCAAGCGTTTCTGGATTTCCTGGATTTACGACTGCAGTAATGTTGCCGCAATTGACACGAATGTCTTCTTCTGCGACAACCACAAACTTTGTGTCAGTAGCGCCTAAATCGCCTGCTGATTTATTAGGATTTAGGGCATTTAGTTCTAATAATGGAAACAATGTCCAATTTGCCTGGATGACAATAGGAAGATAGGAGCTACAATGCCATTTGATCGTTTTTTTATTGGACCACTACAAACAGGCTTGCAGAAGAATCTGCGTCCATTTCTCATTAACGATGATGCTTTTGAGAAACTACAAAACGCATACGTGTTTCGTGGTCGCGTGAGAAAACGATTTGGCGAACGTCTTATGGGAACTGGTTGGTCTAGTGCAGTTACTGAACCACTCTTTTCTCGGCTGCGAATACAGGTGGGAACTATCGGAGCTCCGGTAAGCCCAGTACCTGGTTCTATCTTTAAAGTAGGTCAAATGTTCTCTGCTGGTGATCAGATATTTACGGTATATCAAACAGGTAATCCTGCTGCCATGTTGGCTACTGGTCCTGGAACAGGAACCTATAGTACCACTACAGGAGCCTTTGCATTAGCAGCAACTGGTCTTGGAGCAGGGACACCAATATGGTTTTATCCTGGTGAACCAGTTATGGGTCTCACTGTGTACCAGAATGGCCCTATCAATAATCAACCAACTTACGGATTCGATACACAGTTTGCTTATCTATTTGCAGGTGGTTTCTGGCAACGATCTGGAACGGTACTACTACACGGTACCAATCTGAACTTTGTATGGACTGAAAACTATCGCGGGGTAACTCCAGGAGGAGCTCCAACTTTATTTATATCCAATTACCAAGTTACCAATCCAAACGGAGCAGGTACTGCTACCGATGACCCAATATGGTATACCCAAGACGGAACCACATGGACTGCTGCAACTGGTGCCAATGCGTTTTATTTTGCTCCAGCAGGCGGTGCAATTCATACAGGGCCATTTGTTGTAACATCTCGACTTATAGTGTCATTCAAGAATCGATTGCTTCTTTTAAGCACGATAGAAAATGACAATGGTGGTGGACTCGGTACAAATACTGCTTATGCAAACCGATGTCGTTATTCATTTAATGGATCCCCCTTTGCTCGTAACGCTTGGTACGAACCGAACCAGAAAGATACGTCAGGTGGCGTCGTTAATAATAACAACATAGCCGCCGGTGCAGGGTTCATTGACGCTACCACAGAAGAACAGATTATATCCGCCGAATTTATCAAAGACCGTTTGATTGTATACTTTGAGCGCTCTACCTGGGAACTTGCCTACACCGGTAACTACGTGATCCCATTCGTCTGGCAAAAGATCAACACTGAACTTGGATCAGAGGCGCAGTTCAGCACTGTTCCGTTTGATACAGTCATACTCACCATGGGCACAACAGGCGTTCATGCCTGTTCAGGCTCCAACGTTGAACGTATAGACACGAAAATACCTGACCAAGTATTTGAGATCCAAAACAGAAATCTTGGCGTACAGCGAGTATACGGCATTCGTGACTATTTCACTGAGTTAGTTTATTGGACCTTCCCTTCGACTGATTACCAGTCTGGAGCTGGCGCGTCTGTTTATCCAACTCAGATTCTGATCTATAACTATCGTAATGATTCGTGGGCGCTAAACACTGATTGTATTACTGCTTTTGGGTATTTCGAACAGCAAAATCAGAATACTTCTCTCACATGGGCTTCTACTACTTTGACCTGGGAACAAGCTAATATGCAATGGGTGAGCGGTACTCTTGATGCCAATTTCCGACAAGTGATTGCCGGCAACCAACAAGGCTACACATTCATATGTGATCCCGATGAAAGCCGTAATGCTCGCGCTATGCAGATAACTAATATGACGCAATCAGGAAGCAACGTGATA